CATACGAATTATCGGTGCTCAGTTCGAGTATATTGAGTGTCGAAAATAAGAAGATAATCACAAATACGAGTGGACTTTCACCCGTAAGCATGGGTGATATACTTACATCTACATCAAACGGTGTATTAGGTAAATTATCAATTGGTTCGAATGGTCAGATTCTAATAGCGGATACTCTTCCAAAATGGGAAACAATTACGAATATATTAAATATAGGTTCGAGGACTAATGACCTCGAGAATGAATTTATATTTACCAATTCGCCAAACCTGACTTCACTCACTATAGGTGACATATTGTATGGACACGGCGCGAATGACATAAGAAGACTCGCGAGAGAAACGACGGCAGATAATACGTATCTCACTACGGGCGATTATGGTACCGGGTATGGACGGCTATTACGCATGGATGAATGGGGTGAAAATGTCATGTGGTTACATCCGAGTAACTACACACAAAACTCTGGTAATATCCCACTATTCATAAGCGGTACATCTGGTACATTGAATTATATTACAATAGAACTCCGAACAGATAAAGTACTTCGTTATATTACGCCTGGTCGAATACCTATAGCATCAGGTGCAGCTCCATCTGACCTTTTATTTAGTTTACGTTTTAACGATAGTATGTTCTATTCAGAAAATGGTCGTTCATATTCTGGAACTGGTAGTACAAAACATCCATCCGGTATAAAATGGAAATTATATACACAGGGTGACCTATATGCAAATTATATACATGGTGATGGAAGTAAAATGGTATTTCCTACAGGCCCGACATCAATTGGTGGATCAACATTTAATGCGTCTGGTGCATCCTCTCTAGGAAAAGCCGGACAATTGCTTGTGTTTAGTGATAAACGTCGTAAATCTAAAATAAAAGCCATGTCTAAATCACTCGACACATTATCTAAATTGGTACCAAAATTATATGAAAAAGAAGGAAAATGCGAATCTGGGTTCATAGCACAAGAGATGTATTACGGTGTTAGGGAAATGCGACACATCGTGTGGCCAGATAGAGATGCCAATCCGAATGACGATGCACCCGAACCTAATTACTCCGATTGGGGGAAACGTCACGCGTGTTTGAGGTATCTCCATTTCATAGCATACGTTGTAAAATCCATACAGGAACTCAGGGTGCGCATAGAAAAATTAAAAAAATAATAAACAGTAATTTTAGAATGTCGTGTTCATCGAAGGGTCGTTCGTATAGGAAATTATATGATACTATCCCGATTCCACCAGCAACTCTCGGGAGTGTGGTAAATGAAAGTAATACGGCGACGATAGGTGCGAAATTTGGTGGTGACTTAGAAGCGACTGGATTCATAAAAGGTGATGGGTCTCTACTCACGAATCTACCAAGTGCACCGACAGTTACGTTAACCACTGTGTGTAACAATAACAACGTAGCGACAATAGGTGCAGTTTTTCAGGGAGACTTAGAAGCGACTGGATTCGTAAAGGGTGATGGGTCTCTGCTTACAAATTTACCTGCACCTACACTTCAACAAGTAACTTCCCAAGACGCCGTAACAAACGACAAAGTAACATTTTCAAACCCGGTAACATCACTGGAGACGAGTGGAAATGTCGTTGTCAATGGAAATGTTACGGCACTCGAATTCTTTGGTGATGGTTCGGAGCTCACATCAATTGTACCACAATCACAATTAGATGATAACTCATCGCGAATAAACACACTCAATCAAAAAGTCATCATCACGAACACGACTGGGATCACCACAAATTTTACAAAAGGTGACATACTATATGCATCCTCCGCGGGTAATTTATCAAAGCTTGCCATAAGTTCTACACAAGGCGATGTATTGTCCGTAAACGCATCGGGTGTACCCACTTGGGGTGCATCACCGAGTGTCTCATCTCTTGATAATAGAATATCATCACTCGAAGGAAATCTCATGGTCACTTCAACGACTGGTATTACTGGGTTTACCACAGGTGATATACTCTATGCATCCGGAACAAACACACTGACACGATTACCAAAAGGGGCAGCTGGGCAATTTTTAGCCATAAATAGTTCTGGTATACCCAGTTGGGTCAATGGACCTGGTGCGTCTACACAATTCATTACGGAATCTTATACATCCGGTTTAACCGGGAGAATTGGATTTCATAATACGAATCCGCTACACGCTATTTCATTTGGTACCAGTTATTACGATGAAGACATAGACACTGTATCTGCAAATTTAGTTATAACTGGTAATGTGTATGCCGAATTTTACTACGGGGATGGTTCGGGTCTCACAAACCTCACCGTGTCTCAGACATCCGATGCGAGAGCTAAATCAAACTCGGAGATCATAGTCAATTCACTCGACACACTTTCTAAACTCAATCCAGTCATGTATGTCAAAGACGGTCTAGAAGAATCTGGTTTCATAGCACAAGACATCTATTACGATGCCCCCGAATTGAGACACCTCGTCGAACTCGGTAAAGATGCAAAACCAAATGAAACAAAGAATGAACCCAATTACGAAGATTGGGGTGAAGAACACGCAAAACTCGATTACGTGGGTCTCATCGCATACACGGTCGCGGCTATAAATGAACTACGAGAAATGGTCGATGAACTTGAAAACGCTTAAATTAATCTGTTTTTACCAGTCACATGATATGCGAATGGTAAAAATAGTTCGTTTACTTCTTAATGGCGTCCATCGCGGCGAGTGCAACCACACCCGCGATAAAGAACAAAACGACGTAATTCGTTTCAGTGTCTTCTGTGCGAGTCTCTCCTCTGGAAGAAGGACGAGATCCGGTAGATGGCGCATACATCCGAGGAAGCCTGGGTGGCGGTTCTTCCTCAAGGGGACAGTACCCTATCATTTATACTCTATGTTTACAAATTTATTTCTACTGACTTTTTCTTACGACCACGTTTACCCTTTGTCGTGGTCGACACTTTCACCTCTTTGACATCGCTGTCCTCTTCGTCATCATCGGCTGGACCTTCGACGATGTCCGAAATCGCATCATCGTCGTCATCGTCAATCGATGGAATGGGTTCAGGTGCTGTGGTAGACATAGGTGGTGCGGGTGGCATCATAATGTTACCCATCAAACTTGAAATATCGACGCCTGGACCCTTCATTTCGTACTGGTTACCACCCGATGGTTCGCTCGATGGGGCGTCCACAGCACTTCTTGGTGTCGTGTTTTTCACAGCATCGACCATGTTTTGAACGAGTCCTGGATTTTGCTTCAAGATATCATTCATATTGGGCATGACTGACTTGAACATACTATTCGTCAAGTGGAACATCATCGCTGAACCACCGAGCATCATGATGAGCTTGACTTCTGGAGCAACGTGCATCTTCGTCCTGTACTTGACGTATAACTCTTCAAATACTTCATCGTAGTCGTCAACGTTTTCCATTACATTTTCGGACCAGCCTTCAAGTTGTATTTCGAATGGGTTGTATTTCTTGTTCAAAAACTCGAGCCCAGTCACACACGCAATCAGCATACGACGAGAGAACTTAATAGAGCGGTCGACGTCAATGCTATACGTGATTCGCTTCACTTCCGTACGCAAATCGTCAACGTTCGAGTATACATTGAGTCGTTTGTTCACCGAAAATCCCTTCTTTTCGAGACGACCAAGTTTGTTGACAAGGTCTGCCTTCTCTTCATCGATGGATTTATACCCAGGCGATGGTCGCTCTTCTTCTTGTATCGCATAATCACCTTGCATGTACTGTGGCTGTTCCATCTCTTCTTCGTCGTATTCGCCGTAATCAACGGGTTCTTCTTGGTGTTGTTGTGGAGCCGACTGCTTAGTCGGGTTGGCAAACGCATCGATGTCTTCTTGCATCGTTGGTTGTGGCTGTGGTTTGTATACCGTCGGCTGTGGGACGCGCCGCGAAGAGCGTGGACGGGGCGCCTGAATTTCAATCTCATCCATCAACGCCTGTTCATTGTCATCAAGCTTCATGACATTCCCAACGCTCCGGTCGAGTGATATTTCTCCGTCCATTACTCTGTACTTTGAAACTAATTCAAATTCTTTAACGCACTTTATAAAAAATATTGCATACATAATAAATGATGAAACTCAACGCCACAAACCGAAACACCCTTAAGGCGATTGCTTTGATATGCGCACTCCTCTCGGCGTTGATGGTGATGTTCCCCCGACGAAGAAGTGGTTACCAGCCCAGACCAATCAATCTTGAAGTCGCCCCCGAAGGCGCGGTCGAATCCATTTTTGATTTGGAACACAAGATTGAATGTGTACCAGGTTCGAAAGAATCCGCGTACTACACCAAGTCGTTGACCCCAGGTGGTATCTGTGGCGACCAAGAATTCGTCAAGAAAAGCGCGGACGCGAAGATTATCGGTGGAATCGGTGGATCTTTAATATAATGTATTAGTAATGACTACTGTGAATACGGTTCGGCAAGTTTTACCAGATTTTGAATACGAGTATCATACCATCTCGGTCGATACCATCGGTCAAGATAGCAAAAACACTTTCACTGTACACTTGACGCAACCAATCGAAAACATCGTACAGGCTCGTCTTTTGGCGGCTCGTGTCGATGCATCCGGCTCCAATGTATGCCATATCTCAGTGGATGAATTGAATACGAATTATTCCCAAAGAACGTCTAATGTGTACGGTGGTCAGGGGGACATGACTGTACTTAACAGAGGGTTCGGTACGGTGATACAGGACGGGTCAAATCCAATCATATTTAAGGATGATTATGACGTCACCACACAATATATGACTCCGGTGAGAAAGGTTGATAGATTGAGTTTTACACTCAGAGATGAAAACGGGGTCACGACAAGTGATGGCACCGATAACTTTTTTATTTTCAGATTTGTTTGCAAGAATAAGAATTTGCCCTTCATTGAATCGGGGCGCTAGGTACGTGTATTTTTTACCTTTATGTATTATAAATGTCGGCGGGAGTCGTGCAATTGATAGCCATAGGCGCTCAAGATGAACACATCATGGGTGAACCTGAGATATCATTCTTCACGTCGACATTCAAACGGCATTCAAATTTTTCACAGTCCGTAGAGAAACAGCTCATGCAGGGTAATGTGAAAAATAACGCTATGACATCCGTAAAATTCGACAAAACTGGTGATATGCTTGGATACTTGTATATCACAGTAGATGATAACAATCAATCTATAGACATAACAGACTGGACCCAAGTGATAGATAAAATTGAACTATACATAGGGGGGCATCTCATCGATTCTCAAGATTCGGTATTTACGGAGAAAATCGCTATAGATACATTTGCGCAGAATGTGTCTAAGAGCTCAAACGGCCCACATCCAGGTATAAGCTCTAAATCATACTTTTACCCTCTTCGATTTTTCTTTTGTGAGGGTCCTCAATGTGCACTCCCACTCGTGGCATTGCATTATCATAACGTAGAAATACGTATTCACTGGGGGAACGCGGTCGGAAACTACAATTATGATTTGTATGCGAATTATTACTATCTCGACAACGAAGAGCGCGGAAATATAGTTTCTCGTAACCACGAAATGCTCATCACACAAGTACAAAAAAACATACCATCGGGTGAATTGGATCAAGAACTCATATTTAGTCATCCAGTTAAATATATCGCCTCTTCGGATACATCATCCAATGGTGCACTTACATCCATATCAAACAGAGTTAAATTAAACATAAATGGACTTGATATAGGAAATTTTAAGTGGGCGAAACCACATTACATAGACGTCATGGCATATTATCACACGAATTATGTGACTTCCCCGGATTTCTTTATGTATTGTTTCTGTCTCTTAACAAGTTCTTTACAGCCCACAGGTACTTTAAATTTTAGTCGCCTCGATAACGTGAAAATTATAAGTGAGACTTTACCAATCACACACCCTATATATGCGGTTAACTATAACATTTTGAGAGTTGAAAATGGCATGGCCGGATTACTATACGCGAATTAAAATACAATAGTATATTAAATGGTTAAGAATTCCGGTGTGAATCAGCCTACTGATATGGTGCGCCTCGGGCGATACGTTGATTCAGAACAGCCCAGAAACTCCATTGTGTTTAATGCCTCAGAAAACAAAATTCGTGATATCAAACACAGCGGATTATACATAAGTCCAATACGTAATGCGAGTGCATCGAACTTACTTGCGTATGATTCGATCACGAAGGAAGTCGTCGATATAGGAGGCACAAAACTAAAACTCGACGAACTACAAGTAAAAAATTTAGACGTGTTAAATCTCACGACACTCAACGAAGAACACGTGTATACACCTGTATTAGAAATAGGTGAAGGGTGTAAAACCACAGAAAACGTGGGTGTAGACATGCACGGTATAAAGCTCATGCACACGAAGAGTGACGGGTGTTTATCTATTAATGCGAACACAAAAATAGATGGGTCCATCGAAGCGACGCAATTTGTGGGAGACGGAGGTCTCTTATCTAACGTGCAATATGATCTGAATGTAGAGATAGGCGAAGTCGTGGAAAATCTACAAATACTCGGCGAACTCAAGGCTGATGGTGGACTCCTGTCTAATATTACAATCGACCAAATCACAGATTTTAATGATTATTTTAATACATTAGATGTATCAAATGACATAAATGTCGGGAGATCGTTGTATGTAAATAACCGTATCCACACGAAAGGAAATATAAACGCAGATGGAAAAATTATCGCTCCATCTTTTCATGGAGATGGCACTACACTCAATGGGGTCGCCAAAATAAC